AATGGTAAACAATGTATAACGGTCAACGAATCCGTGTATGGCTTATTCTCCGGGGTCTTATTCGACGGCTTCAAACCTTCATTTAACTGTATCACTCGCAAGCCTTGGACAACTTATGAACAGTTCACGATCTTTGGACGGACATGTGATTCGGCAGACAAAATCGCAGAAGATGTGTGGTTGCCGAACGATATCGACGATTCAGACATCTTAGAAATCAAAAATATTGGAGCGTACTCGTGGGTCACAGCCTCCAAATTTAACGGATTTCCTTTGCCCCCGGTGGAGGTAATTGCTTAGGAACCTCCTTCTTCTTCTTCATTTTTTCTCCGCTGCAGGTTCCACAGTGGTCAACATTTGCCCAGAAGATCTTGATAGACGTCGCCTTTTCGGATGTCAGGGTCCATCGTCCCAGCATGGGCTCGGGGACTATAACTCTAAGGCCGAGGAGTTTACGAAACATTTGATTGCTGTTCGTACATCCACATACATCTCTATCCATTTTAGTCAAAAATACTATCCTTGCTAGGAAGAAACGGGATACATACCGTGATGATCAAGAGCAGAACAGGGACAACAAAGAGTCCCATCGGCAATACTCCAACTCCAATAGGAATTGCGATCGCAATCCCTACTGTGGTTGTACAGGCAATCAGTGTAAACTTGCTCTTATCGGACAGGTGGATCATTTATAGAATGATCTTAACGTCCATTTAAACCAGAGCGCGCCGAGTCCGGCGAACGGGCATTGCATACGACTGACGACGTCCACCCGTCTTTCCCTTCTTTGTGAAATAGTGAGCAAGACCCAGAGCCGTTCCGGCCACGAGCGCATCGTCAATCACGCCCGCACCTCCACGACGAACACGGTGCTTACGCGTGTGGCGTCCACCCAGACGCTTCTTCTGTCCCCAGCGCTTAGCAGCATACGTCGTTCCAACTGCAAACAGTGCATCGTCAACAACACCTACACCTCCGTGGGTCTTCTTGTGGCGGCGTCCACCCGTGCATCCGCATCCTCCAGTAGGGCGAACTCCCATAGCAGTATCAGTTTGTCCAGACATTCGTATTCTTATTCTTACCCGCGACTTTTTTGGTAGATAGGATGGTGAAGAATCTCTTCTTCAGTAAACTGGAGATCCGTATACTTTGGTTGAACCCAACGAGACAAGCAGCTAAACGCAAGGTAAGAATTCAGAGTATCGGGTGTCGTGTTGTTGGCAATCTTGAAAAATCCTCGATCCCAACGGTTCCATGCATTGTGCACAGCTTGACGAGTTGCGTCTTCAATATACCCAACATACGCATCTGTCTGTTCACGCGTAATGATTTCACAGAATGGACATATTTTCCGAAAATATTGACACCCCATTGGGCCGTGTGTCCGATGAGCGTCAGTTAGTTTTCGTAGATCCATTCCGTATGCGAAAAAATGTCGTGACAGAACTCTGCAAAGTGAAGTGGTTTAAATTTCTTATAGTCCCTCCGTAGTAAGTTCTTTTTCTCCAGAATGCTCTCAAGTTCTAGGAACAAATCACGAAGTTCGTCTTCGCGCGTACGACCGTTAGGCAGTTCGGTGTGCAACCACCTCTCCACTCTCGTCGCCATTATTATCATCTACAGGAAGGACGCGTGTAAACGAGAACTCCTTCGCAACAAGATCGTGCTTGCGGTTCTCGGTAATGTACTTGACACATCCCTCGGCAGTAGGAACCACCCCCGTCTTAAAGTATCCCTCGATCAGTGACTGCATATCGCGAACACTCAGATTCCAGGGCTTGTTCCATGCCTCAGGGCGCTGGATCTTGATGTAGGAACCGTCATCGGCAATATCAAGTTTGTGAATATGTGCAAACGTCGGGCGCCGTAGAATATCGCCCATCTCAATCTCTACAACCTTCTTATTTTCACGAAGCTTCTGGGTCTGGGTGTTTAGAGCCTTGAGCTCGTTGTCGTAGGTACGGTACTTGCGAATGCAACGAACGAGATCACGCTGGTCCATCTTAACAGTCTGCTGGTATGTTCTTCCTTTCTGTCTGTAAAAAAGACATCCGTTTTGAACAATGGATCCCCGCGAAGTCGAAGCTTTGCGTGTTGCGTACAACAAGGAACATCCGCACGAAGACCCGATCAAACAAGGACCGAAGGCATGGATGGATATTACGCGCCGTCTAAAAGATGCGTGTGATACAGGTGCCCCGGCGTGTATTGTTCATTCGCTTGTGAAGAAACCCGAAGCGCCCATGAGCTGGACAAACAAGCCGACGGAATGGCTGTCGTCTGATGATATTGATAAGTCACAGGAGTACTACCAATCCATCATTCCGGATTACTACTATACTGGCTCTGTCCCGATCGATTTTGATCTGCACAACGAGACGGGAAAGTGTCTTGTCTCGTCGCTGTGCAGTTTGAGTGTATCCACGCTCTACAAGAAAGGGTACCGCCGCATTGGGATTGTGTTCAATACCGATCCTCACGATGGACCGGGAGAGCACTGGATCGCAGCGTTCTGTGATATGCGCCCCGAACTTGAGTACCCGAAAATGACATACTTTGATTCGTACGGACAGAAACCCGAACCAGAGATCCAGCGTCTCATGAAGAAGTGGAAAGAACAAATTGATGACATGAAGATTCACCCGAAACCGATGGACTTATCCTACAATGCAGTTCGGCATCAGTACAAAGATGCTCAGTGCGGAATGTACTGCATCTATTTCCTACACTGCTCGCTCTTTGACATCCCAATGGACAAGACAGTCCCCGACGATGTTGTCATGATGATGCGCCCGCTCTTTTTCAAGTATAAACAACATCGCGCTAGTAAATAATATGGAGGCTAGAGATGTTCTATGGACAACAATTCTGGTCGCGATTGCGTGTCTCGGAGTCGCGCTCACAACTCTTGCGTATGTCAACCTTGTCAATCTTCCCCCGACCGATGCGTCTCTGACGAAAGATCTGGATGTGTATACGGACATGATTAAAGCCGCGCCTCTCGGATGCCCATCAGATACTGTGCTCTGCGACTACTACATGTCCTCGTCAGGATTCACTGTCATTCCTTCGAACACTGCCTATACCTACATCACCACTGAATCCATTGGTAAGGTGATTAAGGCCGGAGTTCGTCTTGTTGAGTTCGATGTGTATGCCGTGAATAAGGAGGCGGTTGTTGGACTGGCGAATGCGAAGACTCAGGATATGCTCACCTACAATTCCTTGAAGTTCGAGGACTGCTGTACCACCCTTGCGAACAAGATGTTCGATCCGGGTACGACTGCAGGGTACGGCAATCCCTTCGTCCTGTCGCTGAACATTCACAGTACAGACAATGCATTCATCACCCAGTGCGCCGAAATCATGAAACTCACGCTCCGCAAGTTCATGCTTCCCTCCACATATTCGTACCAGCGCAAGAACATTGCGCTTGAACCCATCTGCAACCTGATGGGCAAACTCATCATTGTGAGCGGAGGGAATACGAAGGGCAATGGAATGGACGAGTTAGTGAATATGTCGTGGACGGCATCGAATATGCGTCGTCTCACCTATACCCAGGCGTCCCAGACATTTGATCACGAGGAGCTGATCGAATACAACAAGCGCAATATTACGCTGGTGGTTCCCGATATGGATAGCCCTACAATTTCAAACAAGAATCCAGAAATATGTTTTGCGTTTGGGTGCCAGTGGGTCGCTATGAATTTTGGCAGCCTCGACAATGCGATGGAAGTGTACACTGGAAAGTTCCTCGAAAACTCATTTGCAATCAAGCCTGACGAACCGATCGAGCTGCGTTACAAACCGCTGACATACAAGGCACCGAAGCCTCAGAGTGCAGGTGTCTCGTTCCAGCCGAAGCAGATTACTTCACCTATGTACGATTTCACAATAAAGTCTAACAAGTGAATAAATGGAAGGTGGTCGCTCTGCGTGGATTAAGCATGTTATGTCGTTCAAGAAGCCAGGAATGTCGCTCGGCGATGCCATGAAGGCAGCGAAGCCGTCGTGGCACAAGACCCACAAGGCGAAGAAGGGCGGCACGCTGATGGACAAGATGGGACCGATGGGTGGTCGTCGTCGCCACTCCAAGAAGGCCAAGGTCGGTGGCACGGCGTACGGATTCACGGGTGGTCCTTACACGGGCTCCGAGCTGCCCGACGGAATGGGCAAGTTCCCTGCTCTCTCGGACGCCACGTGGCAGGGTCCTTCGGAGCTGAAGGGCGGTCGTCGTCGCCGCTCTCGTCGTGGAGGTGCCGCTGCGTCGCAGTGGGCGGCGCCTACACCTGGCGGAAAGGCTGCGGAACTCCCCTACGCCGAGCCCTCGGTTGCGCCCGAGTCGTCGCAGAAGGCGGGCGGTGTTGAGCCTGCCCCGGAGGGTGCTCGCAGCGGACCGGCTGCGTTCGGTGGACGTCGTCGCCGCCACACCAAGAAGGCGGGTAAGCGCCGTCACTGAATCACTGCTAAAGGGTGGAATAGATATTACGCACATCGTTCTCAATAGGAAACCGTGGGAAGTGAGTGTATGTCCCACCAATAAAACAGGATAGAAATCCCCATTCGTGGGAAAATGAAGGAACATAGACCTTATCAAATACAGGGTCCACCTTGAAATATTCCTTCATAGTTCGTTTACAGTTTGCAATGAATGACCAACACAGGTGATCATTACAAAGTGAAACTGGTCCTACATGCGCAGTAACGATCGCATGGACATCAAGAATGCGAGGAAGGGCGGCAATGATATCGATATAGAGATTCTCCATCTCATCTCCATCGGGATCGGGGAGATCAATGATCACACCGTCATACGTATTGCTGGTCGACGACACATACGCGAGGGCATCACCAAATACAAGTTTCGTTCGCGGATCCACTAGAGACCCCATGTTCTCAGGTATGTTTGTCTTTGCGAACTGTACGAATTCCTGATCCCAGTCGACTATTGTAATGCTGGTAGTGGTCGGGGATTTGTAGAGATTTCTCGCCGCCAGACCGTCTCCGCCCCCCAGAATCAAGATTTGACGTGACTGCTGAAACATAGGGCTCGTGAGTAGATAGTGATACCGATGCTCGTCCAGTGTCGAATACTGGATCTCCCCGTCCATGATCAGCATCGTGCCGTGGTTGAGCGTTCGCACATACTGGACATGGCTCTTGGATGTCTGAAAATCGTGAAGCACAGCCGACACATCGTATGTCACTGTCTGTCCGTATTGACTCTTTTCGGACATTGCTGCTAAAGAGAATCGAACAATTCTTCCAGACGTTGCTCGACGTTTTT